GGTTGCTGTTCAATTGGCTTTGGCTTTGAAGACCTTGATTAAGGGTTCTCTGATTGAGAATGCTGTTTCATCTTCTCAAATGATTGAATGGTGCAAGGAGACTTTTGGATACAACGTTTTTGAGCCACAATCAGGTGATGCTGAAACTAATTCATCTTGGCTTAGTCTTTTGCCCAAAATCAAAGATAATTGGGAATTGGTCAGAAATGCGCCTGTATTTGAGAAAATTTCTAATCTCATTTCTATGGCTGCATCAATTGGACTTTGCAGTGTCACGAATCTTTCATGGTCAGTGAAAGGTATTGAGTTGTTTCGCGTTGGAAGTCTCAGAAAACATGTCTCTGCTATTGACTTTGTAGGGGCTACATTGGATACCATAATTGTGTTCATTGAAGGAGGATATGAATGTTTTAAACAACGATCTTTTGCTCCGTTGCTATTTTCAAGTGAAGATGGTCATAAATTTGATTCATTGTATTTTACATTAATTGAGTTGCACGAGCATGCCATGGTTTTCAATCTTTCTACCAAACCGATTGAATATAACGGTGAAACACGCCCCATTACTGATTTGGAATATGGGACAATGTTGGATGAAGCTATTGAGATGGCCGAGCGAGCTTTCAAATCTGCTAAGGGAACTTGGCAACAATCTGTTCTTGAAAAACGCCTTACAGTATTGCGCACGAATCGTGCATTGTATGCAGCAAAGCGTATTGATGGATCAATGCGGCAAGCTCCTTTTACGATCTATATTTGGGGAGAATCTGGTGTTGGAAAATCTACTGTCGCTCAGGTTGTTATGGCTGATTGTCTTCGAGCTGCTGGTGCTAATCCTGATCCGAAATTCACTGCTATTATCAAGGAGTCAGACAAATATGATTCCACTTTGAAAAGTGATACGGCAGGTATTTTTCTTGACGATATGGGTAACACCAAATCTGATTTTATGGAAAAGTCACCAACAGAACGTCTCATAGACATCAACAACAACATGATTACATATGCAAATAAGGCGGATCTTCATGAAAAAGGCAAAGTTGAAGTTCGTCCAAAAGTGCTCGTGGTTACTAGTAATGCTCCACTTGTGCAGCATGGACGTCTGGGCTCTATCAAACCATTTTCTATTGTGCGACGTGGGGATGTCCACATTCGTGTCACCGTCAAACCTAAGTTTGCAACAGATGATGGGCGCTTGGATTCACACAAAGCTATGGAGGAATTTCCTGAGTCATCTCTTGTTACTGATATTTGGGATTTACATGTCTACACCCCAGATGAGAACAACAAGAAGTTGATGCTCAAGCCTGTTTTTGGAGGAATTGAAACCACTCCGGTTGGAATTGATAAGGCACTAAATTATCTCACTGACAAGTGCGAAAAACATTTCAACATTCAGCGTCTCATTGTTGAGAAAGGGCAAGGTTTGGTTGCGTCCAGGCAATATTGTTCTGGATGCAATCGTTCTTCTAATTTGTGCAAATGTGAACATGAAAAGCAAGTGAACTGTGATTTTTCCTTTGAATTTATTAGAACCAACATGGCTCAAATGAATTCAGTGTTGAACAATATCACTGTTCGCATTCCCGAATGCGTTGTTAATTCCAGTATTACTCAGAAGTTGTATATGATGTATCATTACAGCGACTTTTTGGATTTGGAAAAGCAAATGCGCCGGGATATGTCTTTCATTTTTGCAACCATCATGTTTATTCTGTGTTGTCATGGATCATTTACCTTCTTTTACTTTTGTTCTTTTTTGATTATTTGTGTTGGATTGTACGTGAGTGCTCTGGCTGCGTGGCGTGATGATATGTGTTCTCGATTGGCCAATAATCGTACTATTACTACAGATCTCTTTGCTTCATTACGAAGAAGCAAGGCTATACAGTTCTTTTCCGTATGTATGGTTGGGCGTTTGTTGTACTCATGCGTCATGTTTCTCAAGTCCACACACAAAACTCAGAGCGCTTTAGCCCCCAGTTCCGTTGCTGAAATTTTGCAGCGTGATTCTGAAGTGAATCCGTGGGCTACCGTTGAGGCTTCCGAACTCCATGTTTCGGATAAGAATCGCAACATGACTCATGATCAGGTTATGGCACGTGTGCAGAAGAATTTGTTTCACATTACCTTGGTTGAAAACAACTTTTCACAATCATGTGACATATTGGCGTTGGGTGGAACTTTGTATTTACTACCATTACATATCTTCAAGAATCGTAAAGATATGAAGGCCATGATCACAAAAGGAGATCCTACAAAGTTGAATTCTCAATTTAAAGGATATGTGAGCATTGCTGCGATGAAACCTATCAAAGGGAAGGACTTGTGCATTGTCAATATACCCTCCGGAGGCCCCATGGCTGACATCAAGCATTTGTTTCCTGATGAAGTCACTGTTTCTGGTAGTGCGCATTTATTGTATCGTAAGGCAGACGGCACTTTGAACAACGATATTTTACGTGCAAACTACATTCACAATTCCGAAGCTGGAGGAGCAGGATATCATTATTATGCACCCTATAATACGTTCACTGGAATGTGTGGTGCTATTTTGGTTTCCGCTTTTGCCAAAAGTTCTATTATTGGCATTCATCTTCGTGGCATCTCTGGTACTCCCAGTGGCAAAGCTTTGACTGTCACTCGTCAAGAGATTCTTGATACTGTGAATGAGTGCAATGACTGGATTGGGACCATGCCATCCCATGTGAATGGTACTTTTCCCACTACCCGTTATGAGAAGCAAGTGGTATCTACTCAAGATATTCATCCAAAGTCTCCCATCAATTTCTTGGAGCATGATAAATGCAATGTTGAATATCTTGGCCAGACACCCGGGAGGGTTTCACATACCAAGAGTGAAGTGATTAAGACTCCCATTTCTGACCTTGTTGAGGAAGAAACTGGAGTCCCCAACAAACATGGTCCACCTGCTTTCCATTCATGGAAAATGTGGCAGGAATCTTTGAAACATTCTGCAAACCCAGGGCCTGGCGTAGAACCGACACTCATTGATCGAGCAGTTGTTGATTACGCCAATGGTTTGATCGAAAAACTTCAATCTCCAGATTTTGCCGATTGGGTGAGAGATGAATTGAAACCTCTCAACGAGATAGAAACTCTTTGTGGTGTTGATGGAAAGCGTTTCATTGATCCTATGAAGAAAGGAACGTCAAAAGGTTTCCCTCTTACTGGTGAAAAGCGAGAATGGATTTATCTCTTGAACCCTGAGGATTATCCTGACCACGAGTGTCCTGCTGAGTGTGATGCTCGCATCATGGAAGAATTTGAAAAGATGCGTGCGATGCTTTTGCGTGGGGAACGTTGTTATGCTATATTTAAAGCATGTGTTAAGGATGAACCTACAAAAATTGGAAAGGATAAAGTGCGTGTATTTCAAGCGGCTGATTGGGCATTTCAAATGCTGGTACGTATGTATTTCCTGCCCATCGCTCGGATCTTTTCAATGTTTCCTATTGATTCTGAGTGTGCTGTTGGTGTGAATGCAATGGGCCCTGAGTGGGACATTCTAGCCAAACATATGCGAAAGTTTGGAGAAGATAGGATTTTAGCCGGAGACTACAGCAAATATGATCTTCGCATGCCTGCATCTCTCATTATTGCCGCTTTCAAAGTTCTGATCAGAGTTGGAGAGGAATGTGGTCAATACACTTCTGATGATATTATGATTATGCGAGGTATTTGTACTGAGATTGCATTTTCTTGCGTTGCGTATAATGGTGATATTATTATTCACAGAGGATCAAATCCTTCTGGACAGAATCTCACCGTGTATGTCAACTGCATTGTCAACTCTCTTTTGCTTCGCTGTGCTTATTATCATATGTATCCCGCTGAGGAAGGAAACCCTGAACCATTCCGCCGTAATTGTGCTGTGATGACTTATGGTGATGACGTGAAGGGTTCGGTTCGAAAGGGATGCGACTGGTTCAATCACATTTCCTATGCCGATTTCCTTGCTAGGCGTGGAATGGTCTTTACTATGCCCGACAAGGAATCAGAGCCCACTCCTTACATGAATGATGATGATGCAGATTTTCTGAAGCGTCATAATTTGTTCAGTGAGGACACTGGATTCATTCATGGTGTGTTGGATGAATCATCCATTTTCAAATCTTTACACACCGTATTGAAATCTAAGTCTGTTTCAGCTTATGATCAATCTGCCAGCAATATTGATGGAGCACTCCGTGAATGGTGGCAATATGGTCGTGACATGTATGAAAAGCGTCGTGCTCAAATGACACGTGTTGCCCAACGTGCCGGCATTTCTCATATGTGCAATGAGTTGGAAAGGACTTATGATGATCGCCTTGCAATATTTAAGGAGAAATACGAATCTGCTTAAATATTGCATTTGGTCTTGGGATGACATTAAACTCATCCAAACTCCGGAACCATCCGTAGTATAAGTTTAAAATGGTTGTGTTGTATTGGATACCATATGTGTTGAATTTTTGATGTTATTTTGTTCATATATAGGCTTGCATCACATAGACATTCTCCCGGTGGGAATACCTGTTTTTACAGGAGGTCTCGTCAACCACACAAATATCATGCGGAAAGTGCTTTGAGTAGAGCACTTATCCTAAGTTCATAAAATTACTTACTACACTTAATACTAATACCAAAATTGAAGCGGAAGGAGGCTCCGCATACCAAGTCTCCAAAACCCCTCGCGA